GAATCCTCAAGTAGTAGGGTTTTCTATGTACTATATCAGCGAAGAACCTACAAAGTGGATGGCGCAAGAATTAAAGCGCAGAGCACCGCATATTAAAATTGCAGTTGGCGGCCCCAACGCACATAAAAGTTGGTTTACCGTACATCCTTATTACGATTATGTTGTGGTGGGTGAAGGTGAAATTAATCTGTTAAAATTATTAGAAGATGTAGAAAATGGCGTTGAACACAGTGAATCAGTTGTGCTTACTCAAGATGAATACGAGCGTGTTAATATTAATGGATTGCCAATGCCTGATTACGAAAGTATTGACTTTAGTCTTTACGATCTACCCAACGGTGTTAACACAGAAATTAGTCGAGGTTGTACAGCTAAATGTACATTCTGCGAAGAAACACACTTTTGGAAATATCGTCAGCGTCAGTCAGTCGATCTTATTTCTGAAATAGAATGGCTTTACTACAATAAAGGTGTTGATGTTATTTGGTTCATTGATAGTCTTGTTAACGGCAATTTAAAAGAACTACGTGCATTTTGTAAAGCAGTTGAAGCTAAAGGTCTTAAAATTAATTGGACAGGTTATGCTCGTTGTGATGGCCGCATGGATCTAGAGTATTTTAAAGATCTAAAAGCCGGAGGCTGCATTATGCTAAACTACGGTATTGAAAGCGGCAGTCAAAGCGTATTAGACGACATGGCCAAAGGTGTTACTATTGCAGAAATGGAACAGAACTTCCGCGATGGTAAGGAAGTTGGTATCTATGCTGCTACAAACTGGATCGTAGGATTCCCTACAGAAACGCTACAAGACTTTGCTGATAGCATGACTCTGTTGTGGCGTATGCGTGACATGAATATCAACAATGTTGGCGCCGGTGTAGGCTACGGTCTAGGACCGGAAACTATTGTTGGGCAGAATACACATAAGTTTAATATCAGCGCACAAAAATATCAAGGACATTGGATCACTAGTGATTTTACCAAAGGTGGTACACATGTTATGACCAGAGTAAAGACACTCCATATGTTCCTAGATTTAATGACGGGATGTACTGAAGTACCTTTTGGATACCCTGTAAGATTTAATCTAGCTAAAGAGCACTATAAAATACAATTAAACAATCCATACCTTATAAAAGAAATTGAATATGAAAAGTTTGATTACAATATAATTAAACCTAATCTTAATCCTTTTGCTGATGCACTAGTAAATGAGATGTGGCCATTTTTCCGTATGCTATGGAAAACTCGAGGCGGGTATGAAGCTGAAATTTTATTTAATCCCACAATTGATCTAAAAGAATTTGGAACCCAATACGGTCCAGGAATGTATAACGCATTATTTAAATTTAAAATTTCAGATGACGGTCAATGGACTGCTGATTTTAAATACAAATTTGATCAAATTGATAATCCCTACGACGAAAGAGAGCCTCCGCCTAGAGGTCGTAAAGGACCATTCTATGCTCAGGATTATAGTCGCATGATGAGTAATACTGCAAAGCGAGCAAGGAAGTTAGCTAAACCAACATGGGATGTTGAAGCTGGCAGAAGTGGTGACGACTTTAATGTTCTTTTAGAAGAAGAAAGAATTTTAAATAACACAATAGATTTTACCTTTCAGTATAGATATAGAGGCCAAGGTCATTGGGGTAATTTTAAAGAGTACGAAGTAGAAGTTCCAAATATTTCAAAAATGGAAGCTATTCCTGAAAAGGCAGCAATGCACTCTAATGTAGTAATTCCAATCTCTAGTATTAAGAACATAAAAGAAAATGTCCCCAATAGTTAACTTTGAAAACACCATTGCAAAATATTTTGGTTCTAAATATGCTGTTGCAACCGATAGTTGTACACACGCTATAGAACTTTGTCTACGACATATAAATCCTAGGTTAGTAACCTGTCCTACACATACCTATCTGTCTATACCAATGACATTTGAAAAATTAGGCTTGTCCTGGGAATTTGCAGACTCAATATGGCAAGACTATTATTTTATTGGTAATACTAATGTTATTGATGCAGCAGTTTTATGGAAAGAAAACAGCTACGTGCCGGATACATTTATGTGTTTAAGTTTCCAATATAAAAAACATCTTAACCTAGGACGAGGCGGAATTATTCTTACTGATAATTATTCTTCTGCGCAGACTCTTAAAAAAATGAGTTATGACGGTCGACTTCAAGACATGCCTTGGAAAGAACAGGACGTTGATATGTTTGGTTATCATTATTATATGACTCCTGAAACAGCAGAGCTAGGTATAGAAAAATTCAATCAAGTAAAAGATTTAACTCCAAAAAAATGGAGTAATGCAGATTATCCTGATATATCAAAAATGAAGGTGTTCAATGTTAAGTAAAAATGAATGGGATCCATTAGAAACAGTTATAGTTGGTATTGCAGACGATGCTAAAATACCTTCCGTCGATATTAGTTTAAGAACTGTTAATTATGCAGATGTAAAAGATGTCAACGAAATTCCAGTAGGACCTTATCCACAACAAGTTATTGATGAAGCCAATGAAGATTTAGAAAAATTTGTTGTTTTTTTAAAATCCTGCGGAGTAACTGTATTAAGACCAAACAAAAATGTTGTTCCTAATTACTATAACTATTGTCCTAGAGACGGAGTGTTAGTACATGATAAATTAATTTTATCAACACCTCAACCATTAAAAGCAAGACACAATGAATATTTTGCCCTGCAAGAACATTTTGAAAACAACTATGTTGTAACGATTGCTAGATGTTCGCATGACGAAGATTTATATAATTTAAAATGTCTTGGAGATCCTAACACACTAGCACTTAACGAGACTGAGCCAGCTTTTGATGCAGCTAACATTTTAAGAGACAATGATAATTTATACTATCTAGTCAGTAACAGTGGCAACAAGCAAGGCGCTGAGTATCTACAAGAGTTACTGCCTAATAACAAAGTTTGGACTATCGAAGGTGTGTATAGTTATATGCATTTAGACAGTACTATCGGGTTACTTCGCGAAGGCCTAATGTTGTTAAATCCTGCTAGGATTAAAAGTATTGATCAGTTACCTAAACCATTACAGTCATGGGACTACATATGGTGTCCTGAACCTATTGATATTGGACATTATCCTGGTTACTGTAATGCTAGCACATGGATTAATATGAATTTGTTCAGTGTTAATCCTAATCTAGTTGCATTAGAAGAAAATCAACACAACCTACGTAAAGAATTAGAAAAATATGGTATTGAATGTGCAATGCTACCAATGAGGCAACAGCGTACATTAGGTGGAGGCTTTCATTGTGTCACCCTTGACATACAAAGGAAGCATACATGAACTTTTATACTGGACATGTTAATCCTTTTTGGGATAAAAGTTATAGGACTTTTTCTTACGTTAAACAACCAGTAACTGAACAAGAAATTGCCCAGTGGAAAGAAAAAGGTTATGACTGTATAAAAAGTTTTACAGGATCAATGTATGACAGTAAAAACCCATTGCCAAGTTGGGTAGAAAAGTTTAACAATATATTTGGTTTAAAAAATCAAACATATAATTTTTATAAAATGAGTACCCTAGAAATAATGCCTACTCATACTGACCATTTTAGAACTTATACTAAATTGTTTAATGCAGTTCCAACAAATGTCTGTAGAGTTTTAATTATGTTAGAAGATTGGCAACCCGGACATTATTTAGAAATAGCAGATGTTGGCTATGTAAATTGGAAAGCAGGCGACTATTTTTTCTGGCAATATGATGTTCCTCATGCAGCTAGTAATATAGGAGTAGAAGATAGATATACACTTCAGATTACAGGAGAACTGCTTTGATTACTAGCCCCCCTGAGCACGAATTAACACAACTACATTGGTTTAATATTCCGGGCATGTCAAACCGCGCTGAAACAGATGCAAATCTTTTTATGAAGCAGGTTAGAAATTCTTCAGGCCTGGCTCCTCATGTGCCTGTGTTTGTTTACATGGGTAACGGAGAATTAACGGGATTAAAAAATATCAGTCATAGTATTGACGACATATCAATTATGAATAATTTAGGTTTGCATTTTTTCTTATACGAACCTATTTGTTCTCGTAAAGAACAGTATCATCACAACAGAGGATTTTACAGTGAATTTCCTTTTGAAACAAATGTACAAGAAATGCGAGCTGATGAGTTAGAAAGTATTAAAGAATATATTACACGTAATGGTTTAAAAAAAGTAATAGTAAATACCTGTGATTACAAAGCAGCTCACTATCATCCACATTATACAAAGATGATGAAGTTAGTAACAAATGATCTATTTTTAAAAAATTATTCTTTATTTGAGAGTTTTCCTAATAACAAATTTACTAAAAAATTTATTTGTGTAAATTGGCGATACACAAAACATCGTCATCTAATTACTGCATTCTTATCAACAGTTTCTTCTAACTACAGTTGGTATTTTAATTGTAATAACCAAGCATTTTCACATGATTTATTTTTTCCTCTACATCAATGGAAAAAAACAAATAAAGAACTATATGATCAACTTAACTCTGGATTAGAAATTTTAAATTATCATTCTCCAGTATGTTTAGATATCAAAGCTAAAGCTTTAGTAGAAATAACTGATAATACAGCATCTCATTATCCAGTGACAGATGATTATACTATCTATGAAACTCCTGCAATTAATAATCCTAGATTAAATCCATTAGAAAATTTTTACAATGATAGTTTTTGTGATGTAATTAATGAAACAAGATTTGCACAGCATTGTGGTAATTACAGCGAAAAATTATATCAAGCCATAAGATATAAGCGTCCTTTTATATTAGTAGCACCTCCTCATACTATAGAATATGCTAAAAGAATGGGCTTTAAAACATTTTCAGATTTTTGGGACGAAAGTTATGATCAAGAAACAAATCATGAAAAGCGTATTATAAAAATTTTAAATTTAATTAATTACATAAATTCAAAAAGTATTAATGAGTTAAGAGAAATTTATAATCAAATGCAGGAAGTATTAGATCATAACTATCACTGTTTGTTAGAAAAAACAACTTTTAAAACAGTACAGAGGTTAGAGAAATGAAAGAAAAAGTTATGCTCATCTCTGGATGTAGTCATGCAGCCGGCTCAGAAATAGATGGAAAATTAGATTCTGATTTTAACAGAAATAACTCATTCGGGAACTTATTAGCAAGTATGTTGGGTCGTAGACCTATTAATATTTCGTCTCCGGGATCGGCTAATCCTACTATAGCTAGGTCTGTACTAGAATGGTTGCATAAAGAATATGACGTATCAACTATGGATTTGTTTATATGCGTTGCATGGACTGAAAGTATACGTATGGAAATACCTTCAGAGCTAGGAACAAAATACATTATATCTGAAACTAACTCTTGGTTTGGAAACACTAATAATGTATTCTATAGATTAAATCCTGGATTTAACGGAAACGCTGATTGGGAAAAACGTATAATACCATTCTATCAAAAGTTCATGGCATCAAATCAATCATATTTAGAAATACAAAGTTTAAATCTTGCTCACCAAATGCAATCTTATTTTAAGTCAATGGACATTCCTTATGTCATGTGTAATACTATGCACTTTGCTAAAAGAGATCGATGGACTGACTTTTACTTAAAATTAATAGACGGATCCCGTTACATGGACTTTGATAATTCTTACAATGCCTTTTATCCCAAGTATGTGAGAGAAGGACATCAAAACTCACTGGCGCAGTATTGGCATCATGGAGGAAAACCTCACGAGCTCTACGCAAAAGAGCTATATAAGTTTATTACCTGGTAGAATGATATGTACGATATTTTTGTTATTGGAAACAATCCAAACTGGAAAACTATCAAATCAAAATATCCGTTTGCTAAAAAAGCCAAAAATTTTGACGAAGCTAAATCAAAAGCCCTTACTGCTATGTTCTGGACAGTATGGGACGATATAGAATTAAAAGAAGATTTTGATTTTTCTTCGTATTCAATTCCTAAATGGGATGAAGAATATGTGCATATTTTTAAAAATAACGAATATTTTGATGGATTGTCTTTGATCCCTCGTCACAAGTATATTAGTGACAGAGAATTAAAATATAGATTTTTCACTGATAAAAAAGAAATTGATTTAGTAGCAAGTTGTCCTAAACGCTACGATATTTTTTATGTAGACACATATGAAGAATATTGCGAAGCATTAGAAAATTCAACTACTGATTTGTTTTGGTTAGTGCCTAGCGATGTTGATGTTGTTGACGAGTTTAAGTTTGATCTGTATTTCAGTCACCATAACAGTTACGAGAGACAAGAAAATCATATGTTTCTCAACGGTGACACCTATGATGGTATTATACTAGCGTCGAAATTTAAACCAATAAGCGAACGAGAGTTCAAATATAGATTTTTAAGCGATCGAAAAGAGTGGGAAATTCTTGCCAGTCGACCTAAAGAATTTGAAAAGTTTAATATTAAGACCTACGAAGATTATCTATCTGCCTGTGATCAATCAACAACAGATATGTTCTGGGGTGTTTGGTATGATATAGAAATTGTAGAAGATTTTACCTTTGATTATTATGCACCTCGTTATAATCAACACATTACGCACATTTTTAAGAACGGTGATCACTACGATGGACTTTGCCTGTTCAGCAAGCATAATAAAGTAAGTGATAAAGAATTTAAGTATAGGTTCTTTAATGAAAAGAAAGAAGTTGACTACGTAGCCAGTTATCCTAAACCCTACGATAAGTTCAACATAGATACCTACGAAGAATATCTAGAAGCTATAGATAACTCAACAACTGACATGTTCTGGATAGTACCATCCAGTCTAAAAATATTAGACAATTTTAAACTTGACCTATACTACACACATCATGACACATATAATAGAACTATCAATCATGTGTTTAGAAACGGTGATTTTTATGACGGCATTATGCTAACTCCTAGAGAACAGGAAATTAGCAAAAAAGAATTCAATTCATGGTTTGTTATCAATAGAAAAGAACACGATGAATTAGCCAGTATGCCAACAGCGTTTGATAAATTTGAAATTACTACATACAATGATTATCTAACAGCAGTGGAGAAATCTACAACAGGTATGTTCTGGGCTATATGGACTGATGTTAATGTAGTTGAAGATTTTGAATTTGATTATTATGTTCCTCGTTATAATCAACATATAACTCATGTGTTTAAAAACGGCGAGTATCTAGATGGCGTATGTTTGTTCAGCAAGCATTATCAAATTAGCAAAAAAGAATTTAAGTATAGATTCTTCAATGAAAAGAAAGAAGTAGATTACATAGCAAGTTATCCTAAACCATATGATAAATTTATTGTAGACACATACGAGCAATATTTAGAAGCTAAAACACAGACAACAACAGACATGTTTTATATGATTCCAAGCGATGTTAACGTATTGGAAGATTTTAAATTTAATGTACAATGTACACGATATGAAAATCATGCGTTGTTAAATGGCGATTACTATGATGGTATTTTTTTAGTAAGCAAATATATAGAAATTTCACAGAAAGAAATTACTAATAAGTTTATCATAGATAGAAAAGAAGAAGAGATACTTGCCAGTTCTCCAGTTAAGTTTGAAGTATGGTATATTAATTCTTTTGAAGAATATCTCACAGCCTGTGAACAATCTAAAACAAGTATGTTTTGGTGTGTATGGCCGGATGTTAATGTAGTTGAAGACTTTGACTTTGACTACTACGTTCCACGTTACAATCAACATATCACTCATGTATTTAAAAATGGCGAGCACTGGGACGGTGTCTGCCTGTTTAGCAAGTATAATAAAGTAAGCGAACGAGAATTCAAATATAGATTCTTTACTGATAAAAAAGAAGTTGATTATACTATTAGCTATCCTAAAAATTATGACATATTCTATGTTAACACATACGAAGAATACGTAGATGCTGCACAATCTGCGACTACAGATCTATTCTGGTTAATACCAAATGATGTTGTAGTGGTCAATGACTACAAATTTGATTTATATTTTAGTCATCATGATACATACAGCCGCCAAGAAAATCATATGTTTCTCAACGGTGACACATATGATGGTGTTATTTTAGCCAGCAAGTCTACACCAATAAGTGAACGAGAATTTACTTACAGATTTTTAAATGAAAGAAAAGAGTGGGATATACTTGTAAGTAGACCTCAACTCTTTGATAAATTTTACATTAAAACATACGAACAATATCTTAATGCCTGTAAGGAATCTAACAGCAACATGTTCTGGTGCGTATGGCATGATGTTGATGTAGTTGAAGACTTTGATTTTAATTACTATGTGCCTAAATATAATCAACACATTACGCACATTTTTAAGAACGGTGATCATTTTGATGGTATCTGTTTATTCAGTAAACATTTACCTGTAAGTGAACGAGAATTCAAATATAGATTCTTTACTGAAAAGAAAGAAATTGACTACGTAGCAAGTTATCCTAAACAGTATGATATATTTTATATTGACAGTTATGATGAATATTTAAATGCAGTAGACGAATCTCTTACAGATTTATTTTATATAGTTCCTAGCGATGTTATTACAGTTGACGAATTTAAATTTGATCTTTATTTTAGCTATCATAACAGTTACGATAGAGAAGAAAATCATATGTTCCTCAATGGCGACACCTATGACGGTATTATACTTGCTAGCAAGTTTAAATCAATAAGTGAACGAGAATTTAAACATAGATTTTTACCAGATAAAAAAGAATGGGAAATACTTGCAAGCAGACCAAAAGAATTTAATAGATTCGTTAACATCAAAACCTACGATGATTATCTCAATGCAGTAAAACAATCGACTACAGATATGTTTTGGTGTGTTTGGTATGATATAGATTTAGTTGAAGACTTTGACTTTGACTACTATGTTCCACGTTACAATCAACACATCACTCACGTATTTAAAAATGACGAGCACTGGGACGGTATATGCTTGATGTCAAAACATGAGTTAGTTACTGAACGAGAATTTAATTATAGATTCTTTAGTGAAAAGAAAGAAATAGAATTAGTAGCTAGTACTCCTAAACCGTATGACATATTCTATATTAACAAGTATTCAGAATATCTCAATGCTGTTGAAACTTCAAATACTGATTTGTTCTGGATAGTACCTAACGATGTTGAAATTGTCAATGGGTTTAACTTTGATCTTTATTTTAGCTATCATAACAGTTACGATAGAGAAGAAAATCACGTATTTAAAAACGGTGATACCTATGACGGAGTTATACTTGCTAGTAAGAAAAAACTTATTTCAGAAAAAGAATTTAATTTTAGATATCTAACTGATCGCAAAGAATGGATGGAGTTGGCTAGTAGACCTAAAATGTTCGATAAGTTCAATATTTCTACATACAAAGATTATGTTCAAGCATGTGATTTATCTGAATCTAATATGTTCTGGGGTATATGGACTGACGTTGACGTAGTTGAAGACTTTGACTTCGACTACTATGTTCCACGATATAATCAACACATTACTCACATATTTAAAAACGGAGAACATTGGGATGGTATCTGTTTGTTCAGCAAGGATGTACTAGTATCTGAAAAAGAATTTAAGTATAGATTCTTTAGTGAAAAGAAAGAAATAGAATTAGTAGCTAGCTATCCAAAGAAATATGATACATTTACAGTAACTACATATAGAGATTATCTAACAGCATTAGAAAAATCAACTACTGACTTGTTCTGGATGGTACCTAGTGAAGTAGAGCCTCTTGATACATTTGCCTTTGATACATATTTTAGTCATCACAATACCTATGACAGAAATATGAATCACAGTTTTAAACACCTATTTAGAGGTGAAGAAAACTATAATGGTATTAACTTAATGAGCAAGCATGTTCCAATTACTGAAAAAGAAATCACATTCCGTTATATTGTAGAAAAGAAAGAATGGGATATCACAGCCAGTAAAGTTAAACCCTATGACATTGTGTTTATCAGTTATAACGAAAGTAATGCTGACGAAAACTTTGATAGAGTTAAAACACTATATCCAAGAGTCAAACGTGTACATGGAGTTAAAGGCATTCACCAGGCACACATCAAAGCAGCCGAACAGGCAGGTACAGATAACTTCTGGGTAGTTGACGGTGACGCAGTTGTAGTTGATGACTTCAAGTTTGACTATGAAATACCTGTATGGGAACATGATACTGTACATGTATGGCGCAGTCAAAACCCAGTTAATAATCTAGTCTACGGTTACGGTGGTGTTAAACTATTGCCTAGACAACTTACATTAGATATGGATGTAACTCGTCCCGATATGACAACCAGTATCAGTGACAAGTTTAAACCTGTTCAAGTGGTCAGTAACATAACTTCTTTTAACACAGATGAGTTTTCAACTTGGAAGTCAGCATTCCGTGAATGTGCTAAACTAGCAGGTAAAACAATTGATCGTCAGGTAGATGCAGAAACTGAAGAACGTTTGAATGTATGGTGTACAGAAGGTGCAGACAAGCCCTATGGTGAATTTGCCATAAAAGGCGCACTCGCCGGACGTAAGTTTGCTACAGAACATCCAGAGAACTTATTTAAGATTAATGACTTTGATTGGTTATACGAGCAATTTTTAAATGAGAAAAATAACAGTAAGTGAATACGATGTAATCTATATTAGTTACGATGAGCCTAACGCTGATCGTAACTATGCTGCCTTGTGTAATAAAATACCTTGGGCCAAAAGAGTACATGGAGTTAAGGGTTCAGATGCCGCACACAAAGCCGCGGCAAAGTTATCCACAACTGATAGATTTATTACTATAGACGGAGACAATGTACTTACAGGAAAGTTTCTTAATCAAGTAATAGAAGTTCCTAACGATATTAATTTTGAAAATTGTGTAATCAGTTGGCCTAGTTATAATGTTATCAACGGACTCATGTACGGCAATGGTGGCATTAAATGTTGGCCAAGACATGTAGTAGAAGGTATGCGTACACACGAACTTGCTGACGCTGACAATGTTAAAAGTCAAATAGACTTTTGTTGGGATTTAGAATATTTGCCACTGGATAAAAGTTTCAGTGAGATACACAATAACGGCAGTGCCCTACAAGCATGGAGAGCAGGATTCCGTGAAGGTGTAAAAATGAGTCTAGAGCAAGGCCAACGAGTCAAACATTTAAAAGATGTATGGCCGGGTAATTATCAAAGGTTAGGTATTTGGTCAATGGTAGGTGCAGATGTAGAACACGGTATTTGGAGTATACTAGGAGCTCGCCAAGGCTGCTACATGACACACTTTACTGATTGGAATTTTATCAATGTTCGAAACTTTGATTATCTCAATGCATTCTTCTATGATAGAGTTAAAGGTGAAGATCCTTTAGAACTAGCCAAAAAAATTGGGAACCTCATTAAACACGAGCTTCCCATAGATGATCCGTTAACAGCTATTCAAAGTAAATGGTTTAAAACATTTAATTTTAATATAACTAGAAAATCAGATAATGTGCAACATTACAGTGATTTAGACAACGGAAATATTTCTGCAATTACTTGACCGCAAATTTGAGCAATTTCCATATGTTCTTTTTGCGTACCATTAGCACTACGTAATTCAATGTAGTGCATCCAGCTACGCAGAGTACCATTCATATACATACGACTCATTGTAAGACCTTCGGGCAATAATGCACGGGCTTGTTCTTTAGCAATGCCGTTAGCAATAGCCCATTTGTATTCTTTTTCTACAGCATATAAAACACGCTTCTGAGCACGTTCCCATTCGTAGGCCAATAATTTTTGTTGTTCGTCTTGCATGTCAAACTCAACAGAGTTTTGACGATTTTTACTATCTTGAAAACGTGCTTCACGCAGAGTAAATGCTTCGCCAATTTCTTTAGTTGGATCCGCATATCGTTGACTAAACTCTTGGAAGCTAAAACTTCTATGACGCAGAACTTGTCGGGCAATATCTCTAGTGGTTTCAATTTCAATACAAACTGAAACCATTTCGAGTGGCGACCAATGTTGGTGTTTGATCAAATATTTGATGAGTTTTTCGCTAGTCTCTGTGTTAAATTGATTACTAGGATTACTTACTCTCGCACAAAATGCTACTAGATCTAGTGCATCGTTGATGTTTTGATTGCGAAATTCTTCTGTAGGTTGACTATATGAAACGAGTCTGACTTTCATTTTAACTTTCTTTTATTTAAAAAACGTTTAGTATGTCTAGTAATGTCTTTTTTAATTCTGTCTGTGTCGAGCCGAAAATCTATATTTTCAATATTTGATTCGTATTCTTTAATTATTTCTTTGATGTGGGATTCAAAGGAATCCCAATCGTCAGTCATAATTTTATTAGCTCTTATTTCCCAAACTTTTGCATTTTTAAATGTAATAGTTATAGTATGCAAGTATGTCAGTGGAAGTACATTACATGTAATCTCACCAAACACTTCTGGCCATATATCTATTACATCTTTGGGCAGTGGTTTCCCATTACGCACTTTTCTTTTTAGTGGGGACAAGTTCTTCGGCCATTCGTCTAAATTGAGCTGCTTCTTTGGCCAATTTATCCGCCTTGCCTCGATAGAATTTTGCCTTTTCTTCGGCTGGTGCATTTTCGTTTAGAGCATTTACTGCTGGTTGTTCATCTTGGGTAACGCTAGCAGATGTTGTTCTTGCGACATTGTCATTACTAGTGTTGTTGGATATATCCTTGACTGTGGCAATCTCAGACACTTCGACCTTATTACTGTTAAGCTCTTTAACTGCTAAATCATCAATAGCCACGCCTCGTTGTTGAGCAATAACTGCGTTCAACTCGTCTAATCCAATCTTTGCTTGGAAGTTAGGTGTCATTTCGATTGCATCAGTTGGTAGTCGAACTAGACGACCTTGCGTGTGTAACGCAGGCAGCATAGTACTACCGTCTGAGAATTTGGCTCGAGAAAGTACTTCAGCAAATTCGTTAGAACTTTGCCCGGATGCAGATTCAACTAATTGAATAAGTGCATCGTGATAATCATCAGGTAAGTTTTCTGTTGGTACTACTAGGCAGTGATATGCATCACCGGGTAAAGTTCTAAAAGCTACAAGACATTTTCTTCCTGTGGCTTTTATTCTACCTACGTGTTTAAGATCTACCATAATATCTCCTTAATTTGACTCAGCAGTTTGTTGCTGTGCCTGTGCTTGAACGGCAGTTAAAAACTTGTTGAGCTTGTCGTATAAAACGCCTACGCTGGAAAGTTCTTCACCTTTAAATGCACCTCGTGTAGTGACTACATCGATTAAATTTTTAATAGCGGCTAAATCAGAGATTGTTAATTCTGGATTAGCAGCCGGTGCTTGTGGTACTTCAGTTTGATCTACTGCTTGAGCTTCGTCAGTCATTATTTGACTCCTTGTGGTTGTTTAGAAATTGTATCTAAAAAGCTGGTTAGCTTATTGTATGCTTGTCCAACTGCAACCATTTCATTTGGCTTAAATGCGCCTCTAGACGAAGCAACATCAATAATACTTTTAAGTGCTGCCAAATCATTGAGTGTCAGTTGTGCAGACTCAGCTGGTGTATTGTTTTCTACATTAGTAACTTCTTCAGTCATGATATCTCCTTACATCAATTATATATGCTTATAATTTATCTATTAAGTTAAATGTGGACAGGCAAGTCTGAAAAAACTGAGTTCTTTTTCTTGCTCAAATCCAACTTTAGTAGTGAATACTATTGTATTGTCAATCAAGTCAATTGATTGCCCTACATAGTATCTTCCGTTAAGATTATGATATATCCACGTGTCTAGCATCTTCACAACAGTTGGTGTATATCTATTGTGTGCAGTATAGTGAAAATGATGGGCTGGGAAGTTAACCTTCCGCAAGCCCAGAGCATTAAGTGGATTTACTTTACCGTTTTTTAGTGCCATTAATTTTTTGACTCGTAGTAGGCATAAGCGCCAAATGGCGGTACAATTTTATCATTGCCATGGATAATGAATACAGTATCACAGTAATTTTCATCACCCCAGCTACCCCAAGGATAACCGTCTGTAAACATGATAAACTTTTTAGGACTGATATCGTGCTCTTTCATATAGTCCCAGTTTGCATCAAATTCAGTACCACCACCGCCCATTACTTCATATTCCATAATGTCGTCGCCGTAGCCGTCAAAGTCTTGTTCATTGTAGACTTTGGTATCAAAGCACCACAGTTTAATCTTATAGTCTTTGTACTCGTCCATAATGCCTTTGATTTCTGAAATAAAATCTTTAGCTTGGTCATCGCCGATTGATCCACTCATATCAATAGCAATACAAATGTCAATAGTTTCATCGTAGTTAGTGCCTGGCAAAATAGCATTCATGTGCCATGCTTTACGATTAGGACGCATAAAGGTATAGTCATTCTTGATAGTACTTTGAATTTGCTGGCGAAGAATTTCACGCCAATTCATTTTAGGCTCAGTCAATTCGCGGATCATGCGTTGGATCTCTGCAGGAGTATTTCCTGCACCCGCTGCCTGAGCAGCCTGCATCATCTGCTCTTTAATTTCGTCACGGATCTTTTTAAGTTCATCTTTGCTGTATTGTGGGCGACCATCCTTGCCGTCTTTTTCCCAATCAATGTGTTCGTCTAACAGTTGACCCAGTGCGGCAAGTTCTTGCTCGTCCAAGTCGTTATAGATCTCGTCATAGATCTGTTCTGTACTTTTACCATAGTGTTTAGGATCATGGAAAATTTTAATACCTTTAGGACTGTCGCCAATGCGATCACGAACAAGGGTACCGTTAACACTATAATCTGCGGCCGCATTCCAAATGCGAGGATCGCGTCCTTCAACTCGCATCATATGCTCAAATACATTGTGAAGAATTTCATGAGCTACTACGAACTCAACTTCTTTAACGCTCATCTTTTCAAAAAACTCGCGATTAAAATACAAGTGGCGTCCGTCTGTAGCGGCAGTCATACACCAATCACTGGCTTCCTCAATTTTAAGACGAGTAGCCATGTTGCCAAAGAACGGATGACGAAGTAGCAGTCCTACACGGGCTACTACAATTTTGTCAATAACTGGATCTAGTTGAGTCATAATTTGCTCCTGTTTATACAGTATATATTATAACAGGACCCGAAGGTCCTGTCAAATGGTACCACAACCAAATTAACGCTTTTCAGTAGCGGCAGCAATGAAGCGACCGTATTTGGCATGGAAGTCATCAAAGCATTTGATCTCATCTGGATCCAAAGGCAATTGATATTGAGTAAGTGCAAGTTTAGTACCCATAACAACCAATTCAGTTTCAAAGTTATTCATCATAAATTCGAAGAAGTAGTTAACTTGGTCATTCCAATCTTTGGCATTCTTATCTGCAGAATCTTTCAATTCGTAGCATAGGCTAACAGTCAAAGAGTACATGGCACTAATTTCTTTAGTGTCCATCTTCTTTACCTTGCCTTTTAAGATGTGAGTAGGATCAGGCAGCTTACTTGCAATCTTGCGGTGAGCCATGAACTTAACAGCAAGACCTTCACCAACTGCACCTGCTACCAAGTCAGTCAAAGTGCCTTCGTCTTCATCGTCATCAAACAACAGCTCGGATACAAAGGTCCATGAACGGGGAGTAGCAAAGGCACGTGAAGCAGCCTTTGGGTCAAAGTCGTAGAGGTCTTTCTTGCTGAAAGTAAGGAAGCCAACAACATCCTTGTGGATACGATTGTCAGTAGCCCACTGGAAGTAATCTTCCCAGTCTACTTTCATTTCCAAGTGAACAAAGCGGTTAGCCAACGGAGCAGGCATACGATAAGTAACACCTTTGTCAGTTTCACGGTTACCTGCGGCAACGATGAGCACGTTGTCAGGCAAGCGGTAAGTACCAACACGACGATTCAACACTAACTGATAGGCCGCCGCCTGCACAGCAGGAGCCGCAGAGTTCATTTCGTCCATGAACAAAATGATCTTGTCATGTTTTGCTGCCAACTCTGCATCTGGCAATTCGATAGGAGGAGCCCATTCCATACGATTGGACTCAGAATTAAAATAGGGGATACCTTTAATGTCAGTGGGTTCCCAAAGACTCAAACGGATATCAATTACATGAGCGTCGAGTTCCTCGCCCATTTGTTTGACAATATCAGACTTGCCAATACCCGGGGGGCCCCAAAGGAACAACGGACGATTGGCTTTAAAGGCACGACGCAGACTCTTTTTTGCGGCCTTTGGGCCAACGGTACGTGAACTAATCTCGCTCATAAAAACTCCTAGTTAGGTTAAAAACTTTATAGAACTAACTGTTCTATGTATCTATTATACTGCCGTTGCATCTAGTTGTCAACGCCTTTTTGGAGTTTTTAGTCAGTTTGGGCGATATCTTTTTGATTGTTTATAGCTTTGATTAGCCCGTATTTTCGAATGTCGTCCGAAAACATATATAGCTCAAATGCCTTTTTCTCGTTGAAAACGGTAAGACTTTGATTGGTTAAAAAATAAGGACTGTCCAAAAACTGATCAAAAAATATTATAGTTTGAGGACTCAGTTCAATTTTTTCGTTAAATGGAATTTCGTATTCTTTTAGATTTAGTTCGCTCACTATGAATTCGTAGCCTTCTAAACTTAAACGTAACCCGCCACCCTCTTTGGTTCGTTTACTTTGCCACCATTTGTGAAGATGCAGCCGTACATTTGCTTCGTCCGTACTACGACTCATCTCCTTAAGGAAAATTTTAGTAAATGTTTCTCTAGATATCATTTAAGTATTTCACCAGCAGTCAGTTTGACCACTTGGAAATCGTCACTGTTAAACATTCTATTCAGCTTCTTGGCTAGATTAATAGCATGTCCAGGATTGGAGAAACTTACTTTTTTGTATTTTGGTCCAGGATAGCTGGTGAGGCTATTAAAGCTTTTGAGATTAAATGGCTGATTTTTGTAAAACACAGCCCATATAGCTTCTGAATCTAATACTTGTTCTGTCTTATACGTTTTTTTATTTGTATATTCGAGCAAAACTTTTGGTTTTGGCCTACTCATGTTATATGCGTCCTTTTAACTACGCATATATTTATCCGTTTTTAGTTATAGACCGCCACCGTCTAGCTTAATTACAATTTCCTCGGATTGAGCAGCCTGCATTTTATTCAGTAATCCGTCGTAATTTTCTAGTAGTTTAGCACTTACTTCTGCCAGACAAAGTGCCAATAGTTTAGCATTTTTAATATCTAGCTTTATTTCACGTTGCTGTCCTAGTTCAGCGGCCTTTACCTGCTGTATAAACTGCTGAATAGGAATAGTATTAATCGGATCTGGCATTTGATAGCACCTGTTTCATTTCTAATTCTGTTTTAAACGGACCTTTGTTTTCGTAACGTTCAATAGTAATTAGCTTTGGACAGAAGCTCTTAACCCAGCCTTTATCAAATCTAATTACATAGTATCCTGCACAGTAAAGACTTTTACTATCCGGACTCTTTGTAAACAACGGTAACTTCTTTTGAACATTAAACATTGGATTGTAAGGATGGCAGCTAGTCGGATAACTGTAAACATCTCTTACTACCTCGTTACTCATGGTAGTTTTAATCTTTGCTTGAAAAAAATCCTTACCAAATGCTTTGATAATTTCTTCCTTTTTACCAAAGAAACTTGAACCATCTTTGCTACTCAAAACAAATCTATTATTTTCTTTTTTAGATAGCGTACCGATCTTTTCACCGTTTTGTTCAACGATCCAAAATTTTCCATCTACAATAGGTTTAGCTTGAAATTCTGTCATTGTGTTATTCCTTGTATTTTGCCTGTAGGGGTTCTGCATATTGCTGAATACTATCCATCATTCTTTTCATATCATATAGCTGACAGAACTTAAGAAGACGTATGCCTACTTGATCAACGGTTTTAGTTTTACTATTTTCAGTAATAGTCTCTTTAATAATAGATTTAATATGATCCGGTTGATGCTTTAAATCAATTAGTCGACGATTGCGTTCATAGTCGTCGAGCACACGGTGTTCTTCACCTTCGTGGTCGACCCAACGTTGCAACATCATGTTGTTCCACGCGAAGCCTTTATTGGTTCTATCGTTAAATGCTTCTTGTAATTTATTTTTACGTACTTTAGGGTATGCTGAAAAGACGTTATCACTGCTATCGCCTCGCATACATTTTTCAAATAAGATCCATTCTGGATTAGGAATGTCTTTAGGCTCTTTAGTTTTTGTATCAACTACTAGTTTGCCTTTCTTATCAAATATGCCTTCAATAGTAGTAAGTGTCTCTGCTACACCGTTGTACTGCTTAACATTAGGTGCGATCAGCTGATGAAAGTCGCTGTCTGTTGAGATAATCACATGATCATCATTGGGATGATCGGCAATCCAACCAGCAATAAGATCATCTGCTTCTAACACTGAATTTTGAAGTACAGTAGAGTTAGTCTTATTGATAACAAAATCTTTGAACGCATCAAACGTTTCCCAGAATAATTTATCTTCTTCTTGTTCCTTAACCGTCATTGCCGCACGAGTTTCTGCTCGATTAGCTTTGTAAGGCTTGTAGTAGTCTTTGCGCCACGACCGACCTTCAAGACAGAACACAACATGACTACCATTAAAGTCTTGCCAAGCTTTCTTAATACTGTTGAATGTAATATGTAAGGCCATGCCTAACTTAATGTCAGCATCACCACGAATAACGTGACGAGCACGAAAGAATGTATTAGCTGTGTCTACTAAAATATATGTCATGAAACCTCTGATTTGCCTTTTGAAATTGGAATAACATTTATAAATCCTGCGCCACGAGTAGTGTCTTGACCTTCCTCACCTAAAATGTTTCTAGCCAAATCTCTAAACCAACGATCTACAATTTCTTCATCTGGATCACCGTCAAAGCCGTATCCAGCCTGTTTCAATTGTAACACAAACTCTGCATTCCAGTCAAGCTCAAAAAAGCCGTTGCGAATATTGTCTTTGTTTACATGGGTGTCTAACACCGCCACCCAAGGTTCGCCTTTGGCAGTAGCACGTTCTTTAGGTGTAAGTTTAGCCAGTTCTTCTTCTTTAAGAGCTTTCTGAAGCGATGCTTCTACTTCTTGTTTAGATTTTTCTGCCTCTTCAAGTTTTTGACGAGCAACGACAACAGCTTCTTCTAATTGGTCAAGACCAAATATTTTTCTTAATAAGTTTTTCATTATTTCCCCCATCCGTTACCCCATAAGTCAACGTGTAAACGTGGACTATAGTAGTAACCTCTTTTTAATGCTTCATCTGCAATGTGTATTCTATTGTTGTCATAGACACTGACAACTCCGCCTACTGGCATAAGATACACAGGCCCTCTAAATCCTGCACGTCTATAAACCCCAACTGCACGATCTACTTCTTCTAAATCTTCTAGTGTAGACACTACAAATTTAAGATACACAAAACCCACTTCCTGATAGTCAATAATTACTTCAGGCTTAATAGTATCATTCCAGTCTTCACCACTGGCACTTAATTTTGGACTTACACTAAAGGTAACTTCTCTACCTGTATGCTCATTCCAATTCCATGCAATGAATACCTTTAACTGCTCATAGAGCTTTTGAGTGCCATTAGTTTCAAAAGTTACATTCCATAGATCCTGCATAAGAGGATTCTTTAATAATGGAGTATATAACTGTTGCCATCCTAGCAACGGCTCTCCGCCAGTGATAACTAAATGAACATCATTACCGTTGTCCTGTGTCCAGCGTTTGTTAGGTGTAAGATCTAACATTTTGCCTATACATTCATCTAATGAATAGTAAGGACTTAAATCCTTAAATGCTGGATGCCAGCTGGCATAGCTGTCACAGCCTGTAGTTACCAACGGCAGCTCTTCAAAAGTTTTCCATTTGTTAAAAGAAATCTGTTGCTCTGCTACAGCATCTGCTTCAGTAGTTAACTGGCCTTTAGGCATGCCAAATCCAGCACACTTAAAGTTACATCCAAATGTACGCAAGAAAACAGAAGGGACACCTACAAAGCGTCCTTCTCCTTGCGCCGAATAAAACATTTCACTTACTTTGATCTTTTCCATGTTTGTTCCTCAATTCTTCTACGTCCTTTACTGCTAATTGTAACACATTTGCATAGTTAAGAGCAACCTGTTTACGCATAATAATACAAGTTTCGAGCTCAGTATATCCTTTGGTTAATAGATTCCAAATGTGCCGCCATCGAGATTTGGACCAAAAGTTTGTTCTAGTTTTTGTGTAAATGGTTACATTAACACCTGTGTCTTCTGCTTCAATGTCAATTGTATGTGTACAGTCGTCGTTGGCACACTCACATACTGCTTTATACATCTTTGATGTGCCCCAGTCGGTGACCAGTAGCACACCCTGTGCTGGGGTCTGTGGATTCATAATTTTAATTGTTCCATTGTTGCAATTTTACTAATTCTATCACCAAAGTCTTGATCGTTAGTAATAATGTAAGTAGTAGAATCATTGCGATCACTCCTGCGATCATAACGTCTAAACTCTACAACTTTCCCGCCTACAGCACTAAACACCTTAAAGTGTAAGATAGGGTCGTCACAGACTACGTCACATTCGTCTCTACCGATTAATCGAGGAACTTTAGATTGAACTTCTACATAATCTTGACCTTGATGTGCCCACTTGGCTATCAATCTTTTAAACCATTTCATGCTAACCTTTCACTTAATAATATACGACATAAATTGGCATCTTTTTTTGTTTTAAAAGTAAATGTCATATAGTCTGGATAAGGTTTGTAATAAAACCTTCCACCGGGCAATCCAAATACTTCTAGTACACTGGCACACGTTTCATTCCACCAATGACTGTTTTGATTGTGCCACTTGACAGTAATTACTTGATCACTAGGTATATCATTTTGATACCACTCTGGTTTAGTAGGCATATCTATTTTTTTATGTTTCTTTTTTGTAGTTACCACGTTCTGGAATAACATGTCTTACGCCTCCTCTAGGATCTTCCATATCGCCATTGCGTCTAGGAATCATATGTACATGAGGCCACATAACTGTTTGACCACTTGCTTCACCGTAGTTAATACCTACATTAAAACCGTCCCACTCGCCTAGTTCAACACCTCTACGACCTTCGCGTAGTGCATCATCCATAGCCTGCATTACAATAGTCACTGTATTGTATTTGGGGACAAACAATAGATGTCCTTCTGTTACAGGATATTTGTCTCTGTACACAGCAATATGGAAGTCTTCTCGGACAATATCATCCCAAGGTGCTTCGCTGTCGTCTTTATCGTCAGGACCGTCAAAAAATTTATCTGTCATTTTTTTATTCACTTACATGTTTCTAAAAAATCATCTAACTTTTTAGCGGCTTCATCAAATTCTACAGCCCATACTTTAGCATAGATAGTATCGTCTTCAATTCGCATATCAAATGGTACGACTCCGTTAAATCTAAAATTATCCGGTACATTGGTGCAAATAGTAAACTCTTGCAAGTTCTTTGCACGACTGATAAACTGATCCATTATATCTTTAGCAGTATTCATTATTCTTCCTCAGGTTTTGGAAATGCTGGACTAAATGGCCATGATGTACTTGGATTTGGTCTAGGTTTTAATTTAACATTTTCTTCAATAACTTCGCCTGTTAGCTCATCACATAAACTAACTTGGTACGGTGCAATAATATGAACAGCACAGTCTTCTTCTTGCCAATCGTGTTCACCATCGTAGAGCCAACCGGCACCACCTTCATAGTAAAGTTCTTTGAGTTCTTGTTGTTCTAATTCTTTAATATCGTCGCTGAATTCCCATTCAACACTGATGCTGTCGTCAAACTCACAGCCCCAACCTACATCTGGTTTGGCATAGGCAACATTGTCACCATCCCAGGGAAGATTACAGTCAAGATCCGCTTCAATAAAGCCCTGACCCCAACGATAAGTTTCGTCAATGTTAAACCAACTTACTGTACCATCTGGGTTCTCACGAAACATTTCTACATGATAGACAATGCTTTTCTTTTCAAGTGGTTTAATTAAATAAACTTGACTCATTTAAATTCCCCGGTAAGCATCAAAAATAAGAGCACCGCCAATTGTAAATCCTACTATAGCAAGTCCATAGTTACCGCTTACTAATGCACTGATTCCAGACAGTATGTTTAGCCCACCAATTGTAAGGCTAATTTCTTTTCTGTTACGTCCAACCCATATAAAAAATTTATCCATCATATTATCTCCTTAACGTGGTGCAAACTCTTGTTGCAGTTTAATATTATCAAAGAACTCTTTCTTTGTATGAGGATCATCTTTAAATGTTCCTTTTAATACAGTAGTTTGAGTCAATGACGAGTGTGCCATAATGCCGCGGTTCTCGCAACAACCATGCACAGCTTGTACATAGACTGCTACGTTCTCTGAGTCAGTAGCTTTACTAATCTCGCGGGCGATGTCGTTACAAAGTTCCTCCTGGAGAGTACCTCGTCTAGCACACCACTGTGCGATACGTGTATATTTCGATAAGCCAATAAGTTTATTAGCGGCAATAATACCAATATAGGCAACACCACTAACAGGCTGATGATGATGACTACACATACTACGAAGCTCGCTACGTACAACCAGCATACCCTCATAGCGGTCTGCCGAATCGTTTGGAAATGCGGTTGCATCTGGTCCTGGTTCATATCGTCCTGCCATTATTTCGTTGAAGTACATCTTGGCAAGTCTACGTGCTGTGCCTTTTGAATTAGGATCGTTTTCACGATCGATCAGCAATCGATCAAGCACTAGTTCAAATGCTTCGGTTGCTTCGTCAATGAGTTGATTTTTCTTTTCTTCGTCAACATAGTCACTGATATTGTCACCTGCCCAGAATCTCTTTTTATCACGTTTCATCTTAAAGCGAAGTGTGTCTGCTAGATATGCTTCTTCGTAGCCCTTGTCGCTCATGTCCTCGCCGGCTTTAATATAGACTTTTTTGTCCAGTGGCAAATATTCGTCAGCTTTAAATTTTCGATCAATGGGTGTATTCATTACAGGATCTGGGGTAAAATCATTTGTCAATTTATTGTTCTCCGAGTTATTGTCGTGGATGACTATTGTACATTGTACACGATTATTTAGGTTTTTGCAACCTCAAAAGATCGTTTTTCTTTACTGCTGCCTTCAAAGTATTTAGGTTTACATTCTTTTTAGCGGCAAATTTAATAAGAGCTTCTGTGTCTTTGGGAAAACATGCTCCACCAAATCCAAATTGGCCATCTGGACCTGGTACAATCATATGGCTACCTCCTAGTCTAGAATCACTCATAAGGAGTATAGACAGTTTCCGCCAATCGAATCCTAAACTATCTGCTAATTCATACATTTCATTCATAAACACTACTTTGGTAGCAAGAAATGAGTTTATTATGTATTTTGTTAGTGCAGCCTCGCCAATTGAAGTATATGCAGCCGCTTTAATTGGCTGTACAAATTTCAGTATTCTTTCTGCTTCTCTTTGATAGGCCAATACAGATCCACCAATTATAACATATTCTTGTGTGAGAAAGTCGTGTAATGCATTAGCCGCAGTTAGGAATTCTGGAACATGTACTAGATTAGGATATATTTCTTGTGATCTTTGGTAAAAGTCTGGAGTAGCAGTAGTTTTACTGATAATAAGATTTTTATAATCTTTGAGCAGATATAATACTGAATTGAGTATGCTAGTATCACATTCTCCGCTGGGCTTACTAGGACTAGGAACACAGACAAACACAGCTTCACAGTCCATAAGATCTTGATATGTGCCAGTAGATTTGCTAGGGTCTGCATCTACGCAGATTATTTGCGCCATAGTATCGCTATAAGCTCGAGCAATAGCACCGCCTACATATCCTGCGCCTACAATACCAATTTTGGGACCAGGAAATAAAGTCATTGTAGTCATTGGTAGTGTCCCTTATTAAAATCCCAGTGACGACTGTCGTAAAAATTAAAATCAAAACAGTAACTTAAAAAACCAATGTCAATGTTTAGTCCCGAATGATCTTGTCTAAATGTCCAATTAATATTAATAGATATTATACTATTATCCTTATACAGTTGAAACTCAACAAATTTATGTGCGAATGGTGTGCTACGAGCACACCCCCACAAACGTTTAAAGTTTCTATTGAAAGGATTCCTAATATTCAGATTAATATTGATCATGTTATTGGACCTGGTTGTACATTTTTAAATCGTTTCCTACAGGCATTTTTTACATCTTCTGGAATATCAGGATGCCATTCGGCCATTCCGCAATCGTAGATACGAACCCGTTCTTCCGGCATAGGAATAGCCGCTAGAACTACTATCCATATTACAGTAGCTATTAAAAAGCCAAGAAAAAATTTCATTTTAGCCAATACTCTTCCCAGGGATAGACCAGCCAGCAATCATCCTCTGCTTTGTTAACTTCCCAAACAGAATAATCTACTGTTTCATTGCTGGCTAGATTATTAGTTAGTGTAGCAAATCTTACGTTATTACTCCAAACATGTTGCCAATCTGGATCTTCAGGCAAACAACTAGATTGCCAGTCCTTTTTAATCCATGCAATAGTAGTGCCTTGATCATTAATATCATCTACAACAAGAATATTTTTATATCCCGTTGCTTCGGGCATTTCTAACAAACTTGATGCGGCATCTAAAACAGCCCCAATGTCGGTTTCATCTGCAATATGAATTTCTTGTCTGGGATATCCAAATGCATCTTCAGCCATACTGCAATCGCTAACACACTCGCCACCGTCTCGCAGACTAACCTGCAAAGGTTTCATTGGCACATTAATATAGTGACTCAATAATGTAGCAGGTATTAATCCGCCTCGACTAATACCTACTATATAATCTGGACGCCAGTTGTCTTTAGATAGTTGTCGAGCAATGTCTAAACATGCTCCTTCTATCTGTGCCCAACTGTAATGTATTTTTTTCATTTTTTAAGTTCTTCCCACATTCTATATTTAGAAAGTGTATTAATGTAATCATCGTACTTTTGTTTAAGTAACGGATAATTTTTTTCAAGTATAACATCACGTTCAGGAATCTGCAAGACTTTTTCGATTGTGTCTAACCGTTCTTCCAAGTCCCGTCCGTTAAGCACCATTTTACCTTTGACTTCTAGCGTAGCAGGGTCTCCGCTTACCTTCATTACTCCGTCGCTTATGTTATAGTTAGGTGACACAGTAGCCCAATTAGTTGCTCCTGAACCGTTGGTAGTTAAAAACGGTCCTGCGGTAGTATTGGTAGTATATCCGACTGTTAGTGGCGGTACAGCGCCGTAGCCTGGACTAACCGCGGAGTTTACGTTCTTGTAAATAGTCGCCATTTGGAATCCATTTATTGTTTACGAGAAATCCCCATTCTCTTTTTTGCGGACCAGGCATAAACAAAGTCCAACAATCTACACTAGGGTCAAGCTCGATACGATGATAACTAGTAGCACCACATATACGAAAACTTCCAGGCCCTCTCCATACACACATTTCGGCGATCTTGTTACCTCCACTGTCAAACTGTGGAAGCCATTCATAGTACCCTCCTTTAAGAATTAGAGTAGCGTAAGGCCATGGATGGTCATGCACATCATCGGGATCTGACTTAAGAAATTTGTGTAGAAACACGTTAAATGGAAACCATGTTCTGTCTTTAAGAAAAACATAGTACCGTTCAAGATACGGTTCTTCACTGACACGATCCATAATGATTCTTTTGCGATCATTACGTTCTAAAAATCTAAAGAATTTATTTTTTAGGAGTCGGATTATCATAGTCGTCCTTTACTAGTTTATAGATAGTTTCAAAATTTCGTAATGCAATTTCTAAACTAGGATATTGTTTACACATATCTTTAATTCTATCCCATTCTGGGAATTTATCTACCCATTCATTCTGTTCATTTGTCCAGATGTTAGTAAAACCGTCTGTTAAAGTTATTGTATCAGTGGTGTTAATAGTATAAACAGAACCTGCACCACTACCTGTTAATGTAACAATGCCCCCACTGTAAGATGACATTGTATCACTGGGCAATGTAATAGTGACACTGTCTGTATCTACACCAGTGCCACCGGCACTGATCATTACTTCGTTAAGTAAATCGTCTGTATAATTCTTTGGCTGAGAAGAATTGCTCATGTAAATCCCCCGTTTGTTTACGAAGCATAGGTAATCTAGTTTTATAATTATCCATATGGATCATAATAGCACGACAGAGATCCGGACGGTACACGGTGTATGCATCGTAGTTTTCTGTCCACTTGCTAGGATACTTAAATGTATCGTAATACATTTCTTTGTATGATAGTCTATCGGGCACCATAGGAATAGCATCAACGATAGCACCCTCGTAACAGCTAATACCTAGTGTTTCTTGTAAGTTGGCACTGAACACTAACTTTGCTTCACCTAGTAAATTGTGATATTCATTTTTTGTCAGCTGTTGATCCTGACAAACTACGAATTCATATTGCGGCAAATGATGTTTTAAATCTCTAAAGATTTCTACTTGCTTCTCAGGTGCAATACGATGCGGGAACAAGATAAGATCTCTCTTGGGCATATTCTTATATGGAGTAAGTGTATCTTCCATATATTCCATAGGCCATCCTGTGCGTACAATTTTATTTTTATCGATATATGAAAGTTTTGCTGTGTCAAAATCTATGCTTAATAGATTGTGTGCAAACATATCAATATGGAAGTCAGTGGCAAAGTAGTTGTGATCAAATGCATGAAAGAAACTCTTCTCTGCATTTCTAACCCAAGGCTTATCTCCAACAAGACGTCCTAGGAAGTCTTGAGGATCATAACTGCCAGCATGCCATAATCCATGAGTAACTACCGGAATACCCAACAGTTCACTCATGTATTTTAAGTTTATGATGCCAGGGTGCCAAGCATCAGTAAACAAAAAATGATCCCCTGGCTTAACTGATCCGGATGTAAATAAGCGACTAAATTCTTCAACTTGGCAAGACTTATAGATATTAGTGCCGCCAAAATTGAGAAAGGCACCAGGAGTAGTGGCACGAGGAACATCTTCAGGACCAGAGATAACTTGAATCTGATGTCCAGATTTTTTAAGAAGTTTAGGTACATGTTCTTTCCATTGCGCTGTGTAGCGAGTTTCAACAGCTTCTAAATCAACAATATAGATCATTGACGGTTAAAGTTTCTATTGTTGTTGTAATTGTTACCACCACTGCGATTGTATTCGCCACGTGGTTTGCGCTCACCGTTCCAGGGTTTCTTTGGACGAGTACTGTAGTAGTAGTTGTTCCAGATCTGACTATTCCTATTGTAGAGATTAGCCTCGTTAAAGTCGCACATTTCAAATTTACAGAAATTGTGGAACGCTTCTAGATCATCAAAGATCTTTACAATGTCAGGGCGGGTTTCAAAGTAAGAAACGTTTTTATAATTAATAGCCATGATAGCCTCTTTCTAGTTAGTACTTAATAAATGAACCATTTTCTCCGTCTTCGGAGACCTCAATCCAAATCTCACGACCTGGATACTTATTGGAAATGCTGTCGTATAAATCGCCTGACATCATTTCGCAACTCTTGTAGTCTAGTTGGAGTGTACCTGAACTGTACAGATTTTCCAACCAGCGTTTAAACTGAATAAACTCAATATCACGATCATCGTGTGTAACACCAATCCACACTTTAAAGTGGAAGATGTGACGATGCGGATATCCTAGAAAACTTACATCATATTCATCACCTGTAGCAAGTGCTGGATCTGTAAGTGCGGCTGGATACTTGTGCATACCTTCTTTGCGGAAGGTGACCCAAATCATTTTGTTAGGACGAACGTCTTGCCGAATAATCATTTAATTAATGCCTCGGATACTAATTTAAGATCGGATTCTTCCATGAAGAATTCGTATGTTGATTCACTATCGACGTTACCATCTTTGTCTTTAGTTGCTTGAATAAAATGAACAGCAAACAAACCTTTAGGGTTAGCACACTCCCATTTTTTAATCCGAAGTTGAAATCCGGGACTATCTTTGACAATGATTTCTTTCATTTTAATACCTTGTCATTTTTGTATTGTAACCAGTCTGTGAACTTACTGCGATCCATTAGTGTATGTAGACTGTGGGACCATACACCGGGATTAGTTGCCTTAAAATCTTTATCATCGATTTTAAGCATTGTATTATAATTCCATAATTTAATATAGGGAATTGGCACACGAATTTGCGGAATAAAATTATCATACTCACAGTATCCGCTTTCGTGGAATTCTTCAACTTGACTTATAGGAATATCTAATGAGCAAAGATATTCTGCATCTAGAAAATGGAAAATCATCTCTTCCCATTCTTTGTGCTCAATAAAATTACTAGGGTTAAAACTGTGATTAGCACCAAAGAAAATATGTTTAATATTTTGATTAGACAATGCACCTTCAATAGCATCAATTGGTTGAACACCTACTACAAACAATGTGTTCATATTATATGCTGGGGTATGTTCTACTTCTTGTCCAAAGAAGAATACAGCATTGTCTAACTCTCCGTCTGTATAATCACGCTTCATTCTTTTCAGCCTTTGAGTTTTCGTACTGTTTCATAAGTCTTGTTACTGCTTCCATACGTTCTTGGAACACATCTGGAGCACCTTCTGCGGCACGAGTCATATCCCAGTCACTTGGGTAATGACGCAACATAGCTCGTGCATGTTCTCTTATAATTTTTGGAACTCGTGGAGTGTGCTGTGGATTACAAAGATCCAACAAAAATCTTCTAGTTTGTACTACGGAACGATACCGTTCATCGGGCAATGTCATTCTTTTACCTGTGATTCTAGCTGGTTTAATTTTGATTCTTCCTCGTCAGTGAATTCATCACTGTGTTCAGATTGTACAGTCTCTGTATCTACTTCGTCAAAGAATTTGGTATAATTAGCCGACGAATTAGTCATTTTCTTACCAGTATTGCCCCGAGTACCAATAATGGTATCAAAATATCTTCGGAACTCTTCGATAATAGCCAACGCTTCACCTTTATTACTTGTGGCAAAAATGGCTTCGACTACATCCTTAAAGAAGATTCGATCAAATTTTTCTTGAACTAACATACTAGGTATTTTACCAGAATCGTATTGACGATTGGCTTCTTGTACTGCGTTAACGTGCATCCAAACATTATGACCCATCATAATAGCATAGCTAAATGAATCCCATGATGTCTTGCCTTCTTTGCCAATCTTATTTAGGTCGCCCGGAGCATAGATACAAATATCTTTTATTTCAACTTGGTCAATAATAGGGCTTGACTCAAATGCACTAAAAATGTTATCTTGTATTACTGCATCTTTGAAGAGTCTTGTGTCTTGGGCATATTTTTTGTCGTCTGCCGAAGCCTGCATACGGTAAACCCATTTCTTTCTGTCTTCTGTTTCTGTTGTAATGTAGATTTGTCCGTTTGCTGTTGCCAGAAACGGTGAGGCGCAGTCAAAAGATATGGTAAAGTTTTCATTATGGTATTTCCTCACTGATCGTTGAATATCGGTTAATAAAGTTGCCCATTCTAATTTAGAAGTGCCCAGGAAGTGCATCCAATCCTGCTGACCCTTTTCAAGGAGTCCGTCGAATCGTAATTCCACTAGTCTACGTAGAACCAAGTGTACATCGCACATATTTTGTCCACCCATTGACCATCCGTTGAACGCACGATCGCCATAGATTTTAGTATCGCAGTACTTCTTCATACGATCGTACCAATCATCAGCATCTGGGTGATTTTCGCCTTGTAGAACATTAAGGAACTTGCAGTTACCATTACGATTGTTAATAAACCAATCATTATTAATATAAGTTCCCTGTACTGCTTCTGGGTAACTAGTAATTCCTGTTGCAGCCTTTCCTACAGGACTACGAGCAACCCATGCTGGAATATCCAGCACCATGCCATAGTCCATTAGCGTGTCCATCCAAGTTAAAACTTGTTCACGTTTCTTTTGTGCTTTAGGACAGTTAGGATCTTTCCAATCAGCAGGCCAAACACCTTTACCAATCTGGAATCCACCTGAGTCACCTAGCACCCAACTTGTAGCGCGATTACGATTGCGGAACATATCTTCGCTTTCGTCTTGCTTGTTAAGATCTAAATTAGCATGACCTGCTGAATACAAACAATGGTCGTAGTAAAATTGACCTTTATCTGGGTCTAAATAGTTTAAACTCTCAACACCATTTTTAAACGATTTAGGAATACGAGCAGGGTCTACATAATTGCTGTATCTCTGCTTGCCTATAAATGTACTATAAAATCCTGACGTTGCTGGCAGGAAGTATGCATAGTCATTTTGAGTTGCTGTTAAATTTTTATTCAACTTTGCCCCACTTTATTTTTAACCAAACTCTTTCGTGGATATAATGAGCTACAGTGAGTATAACATGTATCAAAATAGCTGTAGATAATCCAGTAAACGGTATAGTCATTATAGTCGCAATGATGCGCCAACCTACCGTCCTTGCCAGTGTTCTTGAATGTGTTTCACTCATTACTTGCTCTGTGCTGGCAGAATGTAGTTGTACTCTGCTAGACCGCTGTTAACAGTAATCTGCATTGCACCTGCGTCGGCAATACGCATAGTCTTGTCACCGTCAAGATTAAGAATGCTCATTACCTGTGTAACCGGCCATGCCCACGATTGTTTAAGTTTAGATTTAACATCTGCATGGAAAGTAAATGAACCTGCGTGTGTTGAAGCATCACCGAAGAAGAATACCAAGTTGCCGCCTTCTGTTTTAACTTGGAAAACAGTTTCTTCTGTATGTGCCTGCGCCTGTAGCTTAAGACGTTGAATACTAGTAACTGTAGGTTCAAACTCAATATCCCAAGTAGCACCTTTGAACTTAACTGTCTTAAGCTTTTCATTGATAATTTCAGCGTTCATAAAGCGATAGTCGTTGACAAAGTCGCCTGACTGATTTTCAAAGTGTAGACTTACTGGCACAGTTTTGCCATTGCGTTCTGCCTGCATAACTTCAATAGTGGCGTTATCTTTGTACTCGGGATTCTTAAGGTGTAGATTAAGTTTGTCCAAGTTTGGCATACCAAACACTCCGTCGAACTCACCAATTACGGCATGTGTCTTTCCGTTAAGAATAACTGAACGGTCTTCTGCCATAGATTCAATTATTGTAGTATCATCTTCGCCTGTAATTTTAATCAGAGGAAGAATTCCTAGGCTGTGTGTATGTGCTACGATGTCTGTTAAAATGTCTTTCATGATAGTTTCCTTTGTAATAGTATATAGGTTTTTTTGTTAAAAGTCAAACAATTTATTGAAGGTATTGGTCTGTTCGGTTGACCTAATGTCCCAATTAAGTACACCAATTAGGTTACCCAATTTATTATCAATAATTGTAGCTTCCATTTCTTCGTGATCAAACGGTAAGTCTTTGAACCACTGTGGTAGCCGTAGTTCATCTACCGGATAAGCTACCGAAGTAAATCCCAACGGATTATCTTTGATCTTACAGACAATTACTTTGGCACCGTCTGTGATCTGCATTGAGTACTTGTCGCCATACATACGTTTGAGCGTATTCCAGTTAATGCTGGCTCGAACGTGTCCAGGCATATTAGTCTTGCCGTTCTTTTCTTCTTTGCCCTGATAGGCAGTGATATTGTTAGCACGTTTAGGGCTACCCTTTTCCCAACCTGGACGAGCTTTGAAGTTAGTACGGAATTCAGTAATATGATCTAATACCTGTTCTTCTGTGGCACCAGTTAAGACTTTCTCCAAAATATCACTTAAGAAGTTTTGAATAAATTCTGGCGTATCACTACGTTTCAGATCCAAGCCCATGGCCTTGATCTTACCCGGCTTACCTTCAATGTCTTGACGCTTGCCTTCTTTGTCATAGTACAAGACAGCATAACGTTTCTTGGTAATGAACAAACTCTTTGAACCAACAATCTCACGACCAGCTTTGATAACTTCACCACGAGATTTAGGACAGTGGAAAGCATCTAACATAAACTGTGGGAATGTATTGTTGACTTCATCTCCAATTTGATCATAGAGTTGGATCACAGTTTCTTTAGTCCAAGGAATGTGTCCTGCTTCAATTTCTTTCTTTAGTGTTTTGTATGCACTAAAATAACATGAGTCAGTGTCGCCGTAGATAATTGCTTTGCCTACGTGATTGTATTCCCCAGTGATAATCTCATTGACCTTTGATGCCATATGCTTGGCAATCTGTCTTCCTGTTAAAGTAGTGCTCTGACCAATACGCTTATCAAAAAAACGACAACCGGGGTTAAGAATAGCACCATATAAGGAATTGAGGTTAATCTTCTTAACCAACTGACGTTTGTCCCAATATTCTTCTTCAACTTTATTACCTGCTTGAATACATTCTTTGAGTTTGGCCTGCATCTCTTTACGTTCAGCATACCAGCGTTTTAACAACCCGGGAATAATACCTTCTTTTTCATAGGTAAAGATTGTTCCGTTAGCACTCAACATAAATGATTGACCGCTGTCAAAGATTAATCTATTAACTTCGGCAGCACTTAATACATCAACTGCACCGTCTTGCCAGTCGATAGTAATCTCAGAGCCAATCTCTTTGTTCATCACTGCGGTATACTCTAATGAACCAAAGATACCTTCCCAAGCAGCCGCAAAGCTTTTACCTTTGGCAGTTAATCCGTCAATGTACTCTTTGGTCATTGTAGGACGTAGTTGACCTACAATAGTTTCTGGTCCCATGTTCAATGCACGAATAGCACTTGGATACAAGGAGTTAATGTCTAATGAGCCAACCCAGTCTTGCAGACCTTCTTTGGGATAGGCAACATAAGCACCAGCGGCAGCAGTATCTTCGCTTTCATCACGCTTGGGTCGATTAGGAACTTGAAAACCTCTACGATGGCATTCGTTGATAATAGCCTGTTCAGTAACAGCCACAGCACCCATTGTGGTCTGTAGTAGCACAGTACATTCGTGTGCCAGTTTGTTGCTTAAATCGATGAACTTGAGCTTTTGATCCAGTTTGTTGAGCAAGGCACAGTCTTGCCTGTTGTATTCGACAAACTTGCGGAAGTCATTGTTGTAGAGTTGATCCAGTGTACCTTCGTAGACTGTTTTTGATTCTCCAATCTCCATCTCTCCGATGGCATCCAATCGATAGGTGTGTCGTTCTTCATAGGTGTATTTTCTGTAAAGTTCTAGACTGTCAAGATGCACACGACCATGTAGATCATATGTAGTGGCAGTTTTACCATACTTTTCATATTCACGTTTTTTAGGATATTGATCCCACAAGCAAAGTCTGCGTGTGTCGTCTTTGCTCAATACTTTGGTAATGCGGTTAACAGTATAGGGCATATCAAAGCCCTCGCTGTTCCAACCACTTAAAATATCCGCATCTTGAATAAGATTCAAGAACGTGTCCAGCATGTCTGCTTCATTGTCAAAGATATGTGTGTTGGGAAAATCTCTGACTAGTTCTTCTGCTTGGGCAATAGTCATGCCTTTTGGAGGCACAGCAAGACAAACTAATGTATCTAACCATTGTAGGTGGACAGCAATGGCAGTAATTGGCATGAATGCATCATCTGGCGATGCATAGCCACGTTCTGGATCGAAGTCCACCTCAATATCCCAAAAAGCTACATTGAGTTTTGGTGCGTCTTGATTAAGATAGTTTTCACTCAAGCATACAAATATTGGATTAATATCTGCTTCGTAGAGTGTTTTGTTGTTGTGAATCGCAAGTTCTTTGCGAAAGTCTTTGGTGTTTTTACAAACGATGCGACTTAAAGGGTCTCCATGAATACTTTGGAATTTACCTCTAGCATCTGGATAATAAAACGTATAACGAACTGGAAATTCTTTAAAGACTCGATTTCCATCTTTATCACGTTCCACTACTTTAATAATATCAGCATCACGCTGAAAGAGTGCGTCTACGTACAAATTTTTCTCCTATGCAATTTACGGCTTGCAAATACCAACTATGCGGATTATGGCCCGCCTGCCCTTCTATTATATATTTAATAATCTAACATATCCAATGACATCAATAGTGACTAACAATAAGTAGTTAGCTACCATGCCTGTGCTTCTGCGAGTCCATGATGCCCAAGCAAAAATTGCACATTGTAGAATGAATATTGGATAGAGATAAAAGAACAAGGGATCAGTTGCCCCGGCTGCTAGTGTAAGTGAACAGCCAAGGCTCATAAACCATGCTGTAATCTCTAGTGTAAATCGGGTAGGCCATTCTCGATAGTCTGTCCTTGCCCAATTGTAAATGCCTTTTATAAATTCCATTAGTCCTTGGGCAATCTGTTAGTGACACCTAGAATCATTTCGATTTCGTTCCAATCGTTTTCGTGATCCTTCCAATTGTCTTTGTGGGCAATGGTAATGGCTTTGTTAATAATTGAAGGTTTAATTTCTAATTCTTCGGCTACAGCTTTAACCGTTTCTTTAAGACCTTCTTTGAGATCTTCAATTTCTCGTAAGACGGTTGAACCTTCGTTGATTAATCTTTCTAATTTGGCTTTCTCTTCTGGCCCATACATACGTGATGACATAGGTTCTCCTTTTGTGTCCTATAATTATATACTAGTTATCTGTGTATGTCAACAGGAAAAAGAAAAAGGCAAGCCAAAGCTTGCCTTTTTATGGACTTCTTATTATCAGCGTAGGCCGGCAATGGATAGTATTCTATCAAGTTCCTCTGCTACAGGCTGAAGTTGCGGATAGTTTTTAATTTTTCCATTCTGTATCTCTGCTTTATAAAACATATCTGCTTTTCTTTCATCGCTTGGAGATAACTTGCCATCCTTGTCTTGTTTGTATCCTTTGGCTTTTACTATGGCTAGATACTCTTGAGTACTTCTTGCCTTGATAATATCTAATCTTTCAATTCTTACTTGACCACTTGATGCTGCCGCTGGATTAGCTGGCGCTGCCTGCTGTTGTCCACCTGCTGCCTGCTGTTGTCCACCTGCTGCTGGTGCAGCCGGGGCATCTGGTTTCTTCCAATTACTAGGGGGGTTAGCTAAAACTTTATCAACTTCTGCTCTGAGCTCTTTTGGAACATTGTCAATTGTTTGCACTTTTCCGGCTTTATCTTTAGCACCAGTAAACACACTAAAAGCCCAGTCATTAGCTGCTTTGGTAGGGCTTACATAGGGCTGTGCTTTTGCTTGTTGAGTATTTGTTGCCGCTGGATTAGCTGGATTAGCTGCCGCTGGATTAGCTGGATTAGCTGCCGCAGCATTTGGTTTACCAATCCTGTCCATACCACCGGGAGGAGTACCTTTGTACTTGCCTGCGGCAATACCATCTAAAGTATCTCCTTTGGCTACAACATACTCTTTGTCACCGGGTAGTTTGATTGTTTGGCCGACGCGAATCTTATTAACGTCTTTGATTTCAGGATTTAACTTTTGAATTTCTTGACTGCCTGCGCTGCCTTTGTATCCTGAAGCTGTTTTTGTAGCATCTGCTGGGTTGTTTATCTGCGTAGGAGATGCAGATGCTTGGAATTCTTTCACTGCTGCTAAAACTTCTGGAGGGATGCCTTCTGCACCACTGTTAACAGTATTGATAACTTCTTGACTTATTGCTTGTAATTCTTTTTCTTCGGCTGGATCAAGTGCTTCAGACAATACTGATTCTTCTAGCATTTTGAGTCGAGACATTAAATTAACTAGAGATTCTTGCGTTCCAACAACCGTTTGACTAGCCTGTGCTGGGTTAGTCACTGTTGTTGGCCCACCAGCACTTGCTTTCTTTTTATTCATAAGGAAAACAAATCGATCCATCTTTTCTTGTGCAGTAGATTGTGGTGTTGTTGGCTTACTGCCTTTTTCACCACCCGCTGTTGTAGTATTACCACCCGCTGTTGTAGTATTACCACCCGCTGTTGTAGTATTACCACCCGCTGTTGTAGTATTACCACCTGGCTGCTGTGATAAATCAACAGTTGATCCGCCTGCGGGCGTAGCCTGCCATCGATTTTCTCCGTCGTAGGTCCCAACTACTTTGCCGTCTTTGTCAACAGCAACAACTTTGCCGCCTTCCATTTTTAATTCTGTAGCGTTTCTGAATGCAGGAAGCGTTTTACTGAACGGAACATTTAACGGTACTCCGGGTCCGTATTTTACACCAGCTTGATGCTCTATTTTTGCTCTTTTAGCAGCATCGTCATCACCTGCTTGTGCTGTACCTGCTTGTGCTGTACCTGCTTGTGCTGTTGTTGCTTTTTTAGCGTCAGCAGCCTTTTTAGCATCTAATACTTTCTGAGCTGCGTTAAGGGCCGCGACTACTTCGGGATCGTCACCCATGTCGCCAAGTTCTTTCATAATGGCATTGATTTGAGAAACTAAATCTCCTCCACCGCCTGGCAAAGCAGGAGTAAAAGGAGTCCCACCAGCCGGCCCAGCGTTTGCAGGTACGGGATCGTTAGTGTAAATATTCATCCCGTTGACGGTTTTCATGCTGGCTGGTCTTGAAGGATCTGCTTTTTCTGATAGCCCAAATTCTTTTAATAGTGATTCTGCAATTTTATAGTCAACTTTACCAACACCTGGATCTGTGTTGCCGCCTTGAACTTCTGCATTTAATTTTGCCACTAGATCATTTAACTGC